CCAACTTCAGTTTCATGGTATGATAAAAATGCTGAGCAGGTAATTACAACAACATCTAGTTCAGCAAGGAGAGCTTTACAGGGTGAACTTAAGACTACAATTACAGATAGAAATAATCTTAATATAAAATTAGAAGCTGTAGTAGATTCAATTAGTAAAACAGATATGACTTTATTAGAGAAGGAAATATCTAATGAAGCGGAGAGTGAATTAGGCCCATTAAAATATTTAGCAGAGACTACAGGGAAGGATATGAATCAAGTAGTTAACTGGTTTCTATTATTAATTATATTTGTATTCGATCCATTAGCAATAGCATTGGTTGTTGCATCAAATATGGCATTCGCTCAAATAAGAAAACCAGAAGAGGTTGTAGTAGACGAAGCTGAATCATTTGAATCACTTAAGCAACGAGTAAAAGAAAATCAGGATAACTTAAAAAAAGAGCAATCGGAAGTCAAAATGTCTGTTCCAGAGGGTAAGAAGCTTAATACATCTTATTCAGTAGATCATATATTTGATGAACTTGAAGATTTTATTCCTGAACCAGAGGTTAAAGTTGTTGAAAAGATAGTTGAAGTTGAGAAGAAGGAAGAACCTATCCATGAGGGGAGGCAGATGGCTAAGGGACTTGAAACAATGATTGAGGTAATGGAAGAAGAAGAAAAAGATGTAGTAGAAAGGAGGGTGGAGAAGAAAAAAGAGGAGTTAGAAGATACATCTGACGAACATACATTATATCACGGTAGTGAAGAGCGGAATAAAACATATAGCGATAACGATAAACGCACTAAACGCAGCAAACGAAGACGGGGTATTAAAAAGATAAGAAAGCCTAATCCGAATAATCCACTAGGAGGGACACTTAGAGACGGCCACAATCCTAACCCGTATAGAGGATAATATACCACATAAGTTGGTTAACTTATTTTTTTTTCGTATATTTAATTATATGGCAAAGAAGCATAAAACAGTTTATAAAAGTTATACCGATAAGAATGGGCGGTATATGATATGTCGTAATAGTATTGAAGGTGGAACGTATTGGAAAGGAAACTTCTGCGGGGAATGGAATAAAGTTAATAATGACACTACTGCAGTATTATGTCATAAATGTGTAAACAAAGTAACTGAACCACCAATATTTACACCGAGATACAAACCTACAGGTAGACCAAAAGGTTGGCAATGGATGAATGAATTTGTTGATAAAGACGGAGCAGTATTTCATAAAGGTATAGAACAACCTGACATAAAGGGTACACTGCCCATCACAGTTGTAACAGTAAAAAAGAAAAAGCGATTAACAAAGCGGGATAGAGAAGCTCAAAAGAGGACGTTAATGGCTGAGTTATATGACTTCAAAAAGAGGTTAAAAAAAGCTAAATTGAAGAAAGATGTAAAATCTTTAGAAGTTCAAATTAGAAAACTTAGTAGAAAATTAAAACTGTAATAAGTTTGTTTCTAAATTTATTTTTCGTATATTGTATATTATGGACAAATTAATCTACACACGTGGTACGTACTCTAAAGAAATTCAAAAGGTTGAATTAGATGTTAATGAAAATGTAGATATACATGATTTCAAGAGAGTTTGTAAGCGATTAGCTTGTGCACTAGGTTATGATAGCAGTAGTGTAGAGGAAGCTTTCGAAGATAAGGTTACACCTATCAACAAAATAAAACAAATATTAAAAGGATAGTTATGACAGGAAAAGGAAATATATACGGTTCATATGTAGAAGAGCCAGAAAAAGCTTCTCAAGGCAATTCAGACGAAGAAGTATATTATGATGATGATGGTTTAGAGAAGAAACACTTATATAAAGAGATAGAGTTTGCGGTAGATGTAGATGATAGTATTATTTATATTATAGGTGAAATAGAGGATTTTGGTTTATATGATTTTATGGTTAGATGTAGAGCGATTTTGCGGAATCGAGAAGAAAACGATACATCACCGATAAATGTAATTATAGATTCTATAGGAGGAGATGTTTATGAGATGTTTGGAATCATAGATTATATTGAGAGTTTAGAAAAGAATAGTAATATTAAGGTTAACACTATTTGTAGAGGTAAAGCAATGAGTGCAGCTGCAATGATACTTGCAAGCGGTACAGGTAAACGTCTAGCTAGTAAGCGCGCTACAATTATGATACATGAAGGCTCATAGATGCAAGCTGGTAAATCTTCTGACCTTAAAGCTGCACATAAATATAACGCACACTTAGAGGATATGGCTAATTCAATTCTAGGATCCACTACAAGTAAAGATAAAAAATTCTGGTCAGAACAGTCTAAAACTGACCTATACTTATCTGCAAAAGACGCACAGAAGTTAGGCGTAATAGATGGAATAATACATTAATATATGAAATTAAACGAAACACAAATTAAACAAAACTGGGAAGATTTATTAGGTAGAATTAATCATCAGTTCAGTGGAGAGCGACAAGAAAACCTCCTTAAAATGTACAATCATTTTGCAGACAGAATGATGTTTGCTCCAGCGAGTTCTAGAGAACACTACCATAATTGCTTTGTAGGTGGTTATGTAGACCACGTATTAAGAGTAATGGATTGCGCCTTTGACTTATACAACTCATGGATGATGCAAGGAGCACACACAGAAAACTATACAGTAGAAGAATTAATGTTCGCTGCACTTAACCACGACCTAGGTAAAATAGGTGATTTGGATAATGATACCTACATCCCTAATGAGTCTGAATGGCATAGAAAGAATCAGGGAGCTCTATATACTGTTAATCCAAAAACTGAGTTTAGCTTAGTACCAGATAGAAGCTTATTCTTATTACAGCACTTTAGTATTAAATATACATGGAACGAATTTCTTGGTATAAGGGTACACGACGGTATGTACGAAGAAGCAAATAAGCCATATCTAGTGAGCTATAATCCAGACTCTAGATTGCGTTCTAATCTTCCTTTAATATTACATCAAGCTGATATGATGGCATCTCGCGTAGAATGGGAGAGATGGAAACACGGTGAAAACGGATTACAAAATGTACGTACACTAACAGATGTATCTAAAGATAAAATGATGAAGCATGTAGTAAAAAACGGACCAGTAACACCACCTCCTTCACCTAAAAAAACACCTAGTCCTGCTTCTCAATTAAACACTGGAGCTGATACTAGTAAACTATTTGACGAGCTATTTGGATGATAATAACAATTATAATATTAACACTCGCATTATTAGGATCTTTATTCATAATTTATAACCTTTTACGAAAGTATGAGCAAGGTGAGGAGTATATAGAGAATTTAGAAACATGGGTTAATCAGTTTAGTAAAACAATAACTGATATGAATCAAGAGATTAAAAAAATAGATCATAAAGGCTCGTTTGAGTCAGATGATGAAGTTGGTTATTTTTATAAAGAATTGAAAAAAATAATAGCCCAACTTAACACACTCGGAGAAGATAAATGATATCACAAGTAAGCTCAAGCTTATCACCAGTACAGGAATTTTATGAATGGTATGATGAATTTGAAAAGGAACGCAAAGCAACTAAACAAAAAAAACGGCGAGGGTACTTTTTTGAAGAAAATGAAAAAGCTATTATAGCATACAATCTTGAGCCTAGTCGACACTTACGAGATAAAGTATACACTCAACATATACATAAACCGTTCATGAAGCTAGCAGATAACATTATCCATACATTTAAGTTTTATTGTTTTGATGATTCATACCAAGATGTTCAGTCAGAGGTTGTAGCATATCTTATAGAAAAAATAGACAAGTTTGATGCAACCAAAGGCTCTAAAGCATATTCTTATTTTAGTATAGTAGCTAAAAATTATTTAATTTATAATAATAACGAAAATTATAAAAAGATGAAACAGCGTACAAACCTTGATGCTGTCGATCTAAAACGTAATATTACTAATGAAATAGCACGTCAAGATATTAAGGATGCTAAAAAGGATTTTACAGATCAAATGGTTGAGTATTGGGATGATAACCTAAACGTTATCTTCACAAGAAAGAAAGATATCCGTGTAGCAGCTGCTATAGCTGAACTATTTAGACGCCGTGAGAATATTGAGATATATAATAAAAAAGCATTATACATTATGATACGAGAAATGGCAGATGTAAAAACACAATATATTACAAAAGTAGTTAACATCATGCGCAAGATATATGTCGATATGTGGAGGGATTATGAAGAACATGGAAACTTTCCTGGTAAGCGTCAAAACTCTAAACATTTCTAATTATTATATATGGACAAAGATACTGAAATATTCAAAGGAAAGAGTTTTTCAGATATAGCAAAAGATTTATACGGTGCATCCAAAAAGAAGGAATCACAAATAAATTTGTTAATATCTGAGCTAAAACCGTTTGTACAAAATATAGGTGATGCAACTATCATTGTACCTTTAATAAAAGATTATCTAGAGGTAAGTGTAAAGAATGATGATCAATTAGCTAAATTACTAGCAGTAGTTCAACGACTTCTTGGTAATAACACTCAAGGTGAGAGCGACTTCGGTATCTCTGAAGAAGAAAAAAAACAATTATTAGACGAATTAAACGCTATCGAAGAAACCAATAAAACGATAGATAATAAAGTTAAGGGTATGAGTAATGGCTCCTCACACATTTTATAAAGGTAATAAAGGTAATCAACCTGAACTGCTTCAAGGCGCACAAGAACCCGCAACTAAAGCTGACATAGCATCTGCAGAAGGTGTTGAGCAAGTACGAATTACTGTTGAACCTGCAGAGGTCATAGATATTATATTAAACGAGGATCATGAAAAATATGATGCAGACATACCTGACCCAGATGAGGTTATTGGCCAAATAAAATTCCGAAGATTGTTCAGTGATCAAAATCAAGAAGATGTAGAGACACTGCGATGGGCTACCCCATTAACTAGAAATATTAAACAATATCCATTAAAGCACGAAATAGTTCTTATATCTGAATATGCTAATAAGCATTCAGTAGATGATATAAAAACTACACAGTGCTATTATCATGATATATTAAACATATGGGGCTCTGTACATCATAGTGCACTACCACATCTGAGCATACCAGAACCTAACCCAGCTTCAGAGAATAAAAGTAAGATAGATGAATATAAAACTGTAGGGTTCGGTAATCCAAATATAGCTGGAGATGAAGGTGGTGACATAGAGTACGGTGAAACTTTTAAAGAACAGCCAAGAATTAGACCGATTCAACCGTATGAAGGTGACTTAACGTTCGAGGGAAGATTTGGTCATTCGATACGATTTGGTTCTGCAGTAGTAGACTCAGTAAGACCAAATACATGGTCGGATCCATCAACCGATGATCCAGCAGAGCCAATTTTAATTATACGTAACGGTCAAGATCAAGACCTAGAAGATGGTGGTGAGCATGTAATAGAGGATCCAGATTTAGAAGCTGGATCTATATGGATGACGAAAGGGCAAACAGTACCACTAACGTTTGGCTCTACTAAAGATGATGCACTATCATTTACAGCAGGTACTAATACAGTAGGTGAAGATCTAACAGCTCCAACTACAGATGATTTAATAGATGAAGAAGGTGAGCGGCAAGGACAGATATTATTAACAGCAAACAGATTAGTATTTAATAGTCGTGAAGCAGGAACATATATCTTTGGAGGAGGAGGTATAGGATTAACAACTGAAACGGATATGACATTTGATGCAGGTAGTGAATTTCTAGTCGACTCACCATCAATATATCTGAACGCAACAGAAAAGCTCGAAATAGAAGCACCACTTATCTACCTTGGAATGTCTCAGCAGTCAGAAGACGACGGAGGTGTAGGTGATACACAAGCTACTAAAGGGCACCCATTAGTTCTAGGTGATGAAGATGATTTATGGAAAAGTACTTTGTGTGATATTATAGATGCAATGCTAACAACTTTACAATCAGAAATACATCCAACACCAGTTGGACCGTCAGGACCACCAATACAAGCACCTCAGTATGCAACACAACAATCAGATATAGCAACATTAAAAAGTACACTAGCGGTCGGATACAGTGATACCGTATGGGTACAGAGAAACGGTTAATAGAGAGATAATATATGCCAGCAGTATGGCCAGGATTTCAAGCAGCAGTTACAGCCTTTCTTTGTGGAGACGCAGAAGGGGGAGAAGAAACAACAGATGGATCACCAACAGCAAAGAAAATTGCAGATGAGTATGAAAAAGCAATAAAAACAGCTGCAGTAGTACCGTATAGTAATATGTTAACAAGTGGTTGGGTAAAATCTACCATGCAATCAGGCTTTGAAGCTTCATTTGCTCAACAAATGCAAGCAGCTGGAGCTCCACCAGAAGGTATTGACATCGGAGTACCTGTATGGATGGCAGCAGCTACAGGTACTATAAATGCTTGGGCAGGAGCACAATATAATCCAATGCCACCACATCCACCAACCATATTACCAACATCAGGTGTTATGCAAATAGATCCAGGAATGGGCGCACTAGCAGGTTTAGCGTCATCGATTAACGATGCTTTCCATTCAGAAAATTGTGCATCTGTAGCAGGTATTCTTATATCTGGGTTCACACAACACATGAATATGATTAATGGATTATATATGGGTATGATCCCTTCACCAGCTGGTCCGGTACCTGGACCACCTATACCCTGGATGGGGGTTGCCTAGATAAATCAACCGATAAGTTAGGATAAGTTATATTTATATATGATAAATCATATTCAGAGGAGAAGACATGTCAACAACAAATAAGTTAGCAGAAGTTATAAGAAAGATTGTTCGTGAAGAAGTTCGAAAAGAAGTTCGACAAGCATTAAATGAACAACGAAAACCAAAGGTTACAAAAAACGAATTCAACACCGGCTTAAAGCACGCACTTGGTTTAGTGGATGGCGCTGAGCGGAGAGCAAGAGCACCAAAAAAGCAAACTCAGTATACTAAGAATAATATGTTAAACGATATTCTCAACGAAACTGCAGGAGATATAGCTACAGGAAACACAAGTAGATTAAGTGGTGATACTGTAGAATATCCATCAATGGGAGGTAATACACTTACATCAGGTAATGCCCCGACATTTGATAGAAAATCATTAGCTGCAAAGATGGGATACGGTGATACAGCACAAGGAGGTACACCATCAATTCAAGAAATGGTTCCTACAAGAAATACAAGCGGTGGTGTATCTCACACTACACAAGTTGATCCATCTGTTGAAAAAGCTTTAACACGAGATTATAGTGAATTAGTTAAGAAATTTAAGAAATAATTATGGCAAATTTATTTGGTAGAGAAGATGTAGCACTAGGAATTGCCCTACCATTTGGACCGGGAGTGTCTGATTTTAAGTTAAATTATACTACCCTAGATCAAGCTAAAACTAATATTGTAAACTTATTACTAACACATAAAGGTGAGCGATTTATGCAGCCTGATTTTGGTACTAATTTACGACGGTTTTTATTTCAACCAAATAATCGAGTACTTGAAGGTGAGTTGCAAAATGAAATAATGGATACAATAAAATTTTGGCTACCATTTGTTAAAGTTAAAGATATAACAGTAGACAAAAGTATAGAAAATATAAATCAATATAAAATAAATATAACCTTAACTTTTTCAGTAAAAGATGATATAACTGAATTTACCTCAGTAACATTTAATTTTGGGTCAAACGGTGAAGTAGGTGTAATAAATTTATAGGAAGATATGGCAACAATAAACGAAAAAATATCAAAAGATATAAAATATATTGGAAAGGATTTTCCAACAATTCGTAAGAATTTAGTAGATTTTGCTAAAACCTACTACCCAACTACGTTTAATGATTTTAATGAAGCATCTCCAGGTATGATGTTCCTTGAAACAACAGCGTATGTAGGTGATTTATTAAGTTTTTACCTTGACAAGCAATTTAAGGAAGCCTTACTACCGTATGCATCTGAACGAAAGAATATAAACGCATTAGCACAATCACTAGGGTATAATCCTAAACAAGCAATAGCTGCTCAAGTAGAGGTAGATATATTTCAAACCATACCAGCTGTAGGATCTGGTGAAAATAATAAACCAGATTTTAGGTATTCACTAGCAATAAAAGGTGGTATGAAAGTTAAAGGTTCAAAAGGAACAACCTTTAGACGTAATCTACCAATTGATTTTAGCATCTCAGGATCAGCTGACGAAACAGAAATATCTATTTTTTCAACTGATTAAACAACAGGTGAACCAACATATTACTTATTACGTAAGCGAAAGTCATTTGAAGCAGGAGCATCCTTAAAAGAAACATTCACAGTACGTCAAGCAGAAGCTTTTTTTAAAGTAGCACTCGCAAGAGATAATATTATAGAAATAGTTAATGTAACAGACTCTGAAGGTAACATTTGGCATGAAGTTCCCTTTTTAGCTCAAGATATAGTGTTTAAGCAGATAGAAAATACACAATATATAGATCCAACTCTAACTCAATATAATTCTGAAACACCCTATCTACTAAGACTTAAAAAGACGTCTAGACGATTTATAACACGTATTCGTGAAGACGGTAAACGTATACTCGAATTTGGTCCAGGAACCTCAACTAAACCAGATGAAGAAATAATACCTAATCCTATAAACGTAGGATCAACTCTCCCATCAGCTACTCCCATGAGTAGAACTTTTGTAGATCCATCAAACTTTATGTATACTAAAGCATATGGTCAAGCACCTGCTAATACCACATTAACAGTAGAATACACTATAGGTAATGGTCATAAAGATAATGTTAAAACAGGAGACATAACAGCTATATCTTATGTAGATTATATTAGTGGTGGTCAAGGTTTAGATAACTCTTTATTTAATAATACTAAAGCCTCATTAGCTGCTACTAACCCAACTCCAGCACAAGGAGGTAGAGGAGCTGAGACATTAGAAGAAACACGTGACAATGCATTAGCGTTCTTTAACGCACAGGGTAGGGTAGTAAGTAAAGATGATTATATGATTAGAACTCTAACAATGCCATCTCAATACGGATCAATAGCTAAAGTATATGTTACACAAGATGAAAAACTAAATGTATCACCAGGTAGTAGCCGAATACGAAACCCATTTGCAATAAACTTATACGTTTTATCACACGATGCTAATAAAAATCTAGTAGTAACTAATGACGCAACTAAATCTAACATAAAAAATTATTTATCACCATATAGACTACTAACAGATTCAGTTACTATTAAAAATGCATTTGTAATAAACATAGGTATAGATCTCGAGATATTAACCTTACCTGGGTTTAACAGCAACGAGATATTATTAAAAAGTATTGACCTAATTAGGAAGTTCTTTTATATTGATAGAATGCAGATTAATCAACCTATTATCTTTGCAGACATATATACTGAGCTAGCTTCACTAATAGGTATACAGAGTATTATTAAACTCCAAGTATATAACTTGTGGGATGATCAAGACGGATACTCTGGAAATGTTTATGATGTAAAACACGCAACGCGTGATGGTGTAATATACCCGTCACTTGACCCAAGCATATTTGAAGTAAAATACCCTGATTCAGATATTAAAGCAAGGGTAGTATCAATATAGGAGCATATAAATGATTAAATCTTACTACGCAGAAGTTGATAATACTATATACGAAAAAACATCAAGCATGAATACTGGTGCTGATGCAGCATTAGAGCTAAGTAAAGTATCTTCATCTAGAGGTGTATATACATCTCGTATATTAATTAAATTTCCACTAGCTAGTATAAGCGAGTCAGTTCGAACTGGAGATATTATAAATCCTAAATATTATTTGAATCTATACCAATCCAACGCTATAGAGATGCAACCAGAATACAATATAATATCATTTGCAGTATCTAACTCATGGGATGCAGGAGCAGGGAGAAAGATAGATCCAGTAAGCAGGTATGGATATATCAAGCAAGGTTCATCATGGGCGTATCGAGATAAACGACATCCAGAAACAGAGTACCTTATAAGTAAAGATACTCAATGGACGTCTGCATCACTATATGCAAACAACAAACCAAATGCAGATTCAACGATGATATACTCGAGTGTTACAGGTGGAGGTACCTGGTACTCAGATTATTATGCATCTCAATCTTTTGAATACGATTCTACAGATTTACGAATGGATGTAACACCTGTAGTTAATTTTCTTATAGGAACAGGAAGTGCATATTCAGGTATCTCAAAAATGAAAGCAGATGGAAAGAATGATGGATTTATCTTACTACGATCAGGCTCTCAAGAATCAAACAGTACTAATTATGGTAATCTACAATTCTTCTCACGAGAAACTAATACAGTATACCAACCACGACTTGAAGTGGTACATGACGACTCATCATTTATACCTGGAGATTTATCTGAATTAATCTCGGATGAAAGTGTAGTATATCTTAAAAATCTTAAGCATGAATATTCATGTAAAGAGGAACCGAAAATTAGAATAGTAGGAAGAGATCGTTACCCAACAAAAACCTTCTCTACTGAATCAAACTATAAATCAATAAAGTATTTACCAACATCATCATATTACGGAGTGAAGGATGCACTAACAGATGAATTTGTAGTACCATATAGCTTCCTTGGAACTAAATTAAGTTGTGATTCAAGCGGTAATTATATGAAAATGGATATGGGGTCATTTATGCCTGAACGGTATTATAAATTATGCTTCCAAGTTACTCAATCTGACGCATCGGTTGTAATATATGACGAGAACTTTTATTTTAAGGTTAATAGATAATGGCAGCATCAAGATCAAATAGAAGCTCAGCTCCCATAATGAGAGATACAGGTAAGCAAGCGACATCTCCGGTAACGAGGAATACAGGAACTGATGTACGAGCTCCAGTATACAAATCTATCCAAAAAGCTCCAGCACCAGTAGTACCACGTCCAGTAGTTAGATCTAAACCTATAGCTAACCCTGTTGCAAAAGCTCGTGAAATTGCAGTTAGAAGTAAAACACCGATAGAAAAAGCTAGAGCAACTATATCACCTGTACTACCAGTTAGACCAATAATACCTGAACCTGTACCTACACCGAGACAGCCATTCGGATGCGGAACACCAGGCGCTGGAGATTGGGGTTTAGCTGCAGCAAGAAACGCAGATCTAAGAGAAAATAGCAAAATAATAAAGGGCGGTAAAGTAGTATTTGTAGAACCACCTTTTTGGTACGTGAATGTTATGCTGATAAACCCACAGCTTAAAATACCAACCCCACAAGCCGTTCCTTGCCCTAACCCTAAATTTATTGCACAGATACCCCCAAAACCTCCAATTCCAGATCTAGCTGCTCCTATAACTGAATCAATTATATCAAAAGTTGTAGATAAGATAATAGAAGACTCTAAAGAAGTCGTTAAGGAAGTAGAGTCAAAACAAGAGCCGGTTAGAGAGCCTGTTGTTATAACACAGGATCTAGTAAGACCACCAGCACCTATAACACCTGTTGAAGTTGTATTACAAAACGGAGCAGCGTGTCAAAAAGATGTTATAATACCTACTATTAATATAGTTAATGAAATTAATGTTGATTTAGATTTCCAAGCAGGGGACATAGCTGTAGAATCATATCTAAACATTGAAATAGCTGAGGAGATTGAGCTAGTTGGAGGGTGTACTGATCCAGACGCACTAAACTATGATCCAGCAGCTCAGATTCAAGTTGAAGGCTCTTGTGTATATGAACCACCACCAGAAGAAGAAGTAACATCTGAACCTGAACCAGATGAACCTGTAGTACTAAATATACCAGAATATATACCGTTCATGTCTTCACATGGTGAAGTATTATTTACAGTGCCAAAATCCTTAATAGAGGATAGCGAAAATTCAGGAACTCCCTCAATGTTTACATTACCTAGCAAGGTAAAGATAGAGGCTGACCTCACCTTAGTTGAAGGTATTACGAGAAGCTCTACAGAAGATAGTGATATTATTGTATCTGAAGAACCTGTAGAGGTATCTAATAAAAAAGGTATACGAGAAATAGTAGGTGGTGAGTTAGCTAGCGACAATGTAACACTTTCAGAAAAAGATGTAATCATATACGGAGATCGAGAAAAAATAAAAACAGAATTAATAAGAAATAAATCAGGTGTAATCATATTATCCACAGAAGAAGATACAAAAATAGGTGTAGCTATGAGGTGCCAGTCATTTAAGTACAAAAAATATAAAAAGCATATTAACACAGAAATTAGTGAATTGTTAGGGAAGTTATAATGCCATTAGATCAATACGCAAATACAGAGCAGATATTATCTGCTAACGGTCAGTCTATAGCTCAGTACTACACAACAGTAGACTTAGAGGATCTAGATATGACGTACGGGTATATGCAAAATCCTTTGTTTGGAAAGAGCATGTATGACAGAGTGGAAATGCATGTTTATGATCTAAACAATAACCACTTATTTTCGACTCACGAAGTTAATGACTGGAAAGCTGATAAAGCAGACTCAGAAGGAACTCCAACTGTAACTCTATCATTTTATAAAAACCTAACAGACTTAGGATTTAAAAACGGAACATTTATTACCGTATATAATTTTCACCGTGATGCTGTAGGAAAGCCAACAGGCCCTAAGCTTAGAGTACACTCAATCAGTAAAGATAGAACTGAGGTTCGATTAGTTCCAACAGAAGATGTTTTTGAAGATGAAGACCTCACACCAGAATTAGATGAGTTCGTTAGTAGATTAGAAAAATTAAAAAATACATCATCAGGTACAGGTCCTTTCAAGCACGCAGCAATATCTAACAATCCAATATGGACTCAAGTACAAATTAATTTTGGGTTTAATAAAATACACACAGCAACTTCTTGGGTAGTAGACGATATATTTCCTCCTGACCCGGATACACCACACACAATACTATTAAAGCTTTACCAACCACTGCCTAATAATATTAAATTTAAAGATAAATGCTGGTTAGTTGCAGAAGCAACACAGCCTGTTATAAATAAAGTTTTATTAGATGTCCCTATCTTAAGAGGTGCTAACTCCCTATCAGGTCCAAACTTTGATTTAAGGTTAAATACCACCGCCAGAGTAGATACAGGATTCAAATCCCGCGATCAATTATTAGGAACAGACTCAGACGTACGTGCAGAAATATTAAATAATTTCAGCTCAAGCTTAGACGGTGTACGTCTTAATATAGATTACAGTTGTTTTGAAAACTATATACGATTTAGTTCAGCTGAAAAACGTATTGATAACTTTGTAGAAAAATTAAAACTTATTAGTGGTTATGATTCTCAAGCTCGAAAGTTTGATTATAGCGATCACCCTGCACAGGATATATACATTTATGAATACACAGGATCTCTAGGTACTAAATATGTTAAACAATATCAAAAAAGGTGGGTAGATAGAAAAGTTAAATTAATAAACGAGTTTGATGATTTTGAAAAATGGCTTTATTTTGAGAGTGGATCTAAAAGCAAGTATATTACATCAACCGGTTCACGTGAGGGAGGGAGCCTTGATTGGTCTAGATCAGTAATTACTCCATTTCCTAAACTGTCTGGTTCATTAAGAAATGATCTATGGACAGAAGATTATTATGACTGGAATCTTGATCAATTATTTGATTGGGCAGTTCACGCTGTATTTCTTCCAGGACCCAATTATGAACTATTAAATGTTTCTCATTCTAAATCAACAGACTGGAAGGCTGTATCAATAGCATCAGCTAGTAAATACGATAAACAAAACCCTAATATATTAAGAAAAACCACTCCTGAATTCATAAACGATACAGGTAAAGATTCTAATGATACATATTTAAACTTTTTAGATCTAACAGGCCAAGCGCATGATATTTGGTGGACATATACAAAACATTTTACAGACGTAAGTAGTAGACAGCATAATACGAATTATGAAAATAAAAATGGGTTATCTGATGATCTAATATACCACGTAGGTAAAGCAAGTGGTATAGATTTAATAGAAGGTGATCCTAATCAAGATTTATGGCAGTACAGGATAGGTAAAACTGCGGATGGTAAAATATACCAAAACATACCAACTGGTTCAATAAAGACTATGACCAGTAAGCAGCGTACATCTGAAACCTGGAGACGACTCCTTAATAATTTACCATTATTATTAAAATCAAAGGGAACAACAATAGGTACAAGAGGGTTAATAAACTGCTACGGTATCCCAGAATCAGTTTTACCGATATATGAATACGGGTCTAGCAAAAAAACAGAGCAAAGTGTATTGTATGAAAACGCTAATTTTAATTATTGTTTGAATTTTCATCAAAGCCAATCTATATCAACATATTGGGGCCCTCACAGCAAGACACAAGGTAAAGTAACAGGTAGTGCTATAACCCCTAATGGAGTAGAGTTTAGAATTTGGCCATCACCTACAACTTTGAATTATAGCCAATCATTATGGCAAGTTAATAATGATGTAGGAGTTATACTACATAGAAGCCACTCATCTGCAATAAAACCTAATGGACAACCAGAAGGGTTCACAGATTACGGTCATTTCAGTATAGTAATATCTAGCTCAATTTTACAAAACGACACTAAGCAAGGATACGTATCAGCATCAACTCAAAAAGCTAAAATATTTGAAAAAACTAATACAAGAGAGCAAGGTGATGGTTGGTGGACTATAATGGTTAACCGGAAAGCAGATCCTAATCCAGTTAAGAATGGTGCGTATCATAGCAGTAGTAATTTTAATTATGAATTAGTAGCTATGCGTAGTGAGTACGGAGTTATAGATCAAGCTGTATCTTCAAGCTTTGTCGTTTCAGGAACTGTAGGAGGAACGCGCTGGTCATCATCATTAAATGATGCTTGGTCAGGTAGCCTTGAAGAACATAATAACAATAGTGTGAATACCGCCAAGAGATCATATTTTGGTGGATATATTACCAATAATATTCCACCTGCACTATCATGGCCACAGTGCTGGGGTCATGGAGCTTTTGGAAGACCGTTTAGCGGCTCTATGCAAGAAGTTAGATATTATGCTCGACCTTTATCTCAATCAGTACTAAGAGATCATACCTTATCCCCTGAGATGTACTCATCTAATACTGCTGCATCAACATTTGATGATCTATTAGCTCGCTATAAACTAAATACCAAAGCAAATCACTGGTCTGGAAGTGTATTAAATCCAAACCCGTCTTCTTCTACAGGTATTGAAAGCTTCCATCCAGATCAGAGAACTGGTAGCAGAAACTGGAGTAATGTACCACCTAAATATGAATTACGAGCTGAAGCAAATAATTATCCAAACACATCAGATTACTATGGATATACTGAGGAAGTATTTTATACTAATACACCTGAAGCTGGTCCTAACTCATATACGAGTAATAAAATTAGATCGGAACAAAATAACTTATTACGTCAATTAAGTCCAACTGCACGTGCTGAAAAACCAGCAAGTGATAAATACTCTCTAGATAGTAATAAGCTAGGTATATACTTCTCACCAACTGATCAAATTGATAAAGATATATTTGATCACATAGGAGGTGTACCTTTAGATAATTATTTAGGAGATCCAAAAGAAGAATTTGAAGATTCATATAGTGAATTAAAAAAATTAAATAGAACTTATTGGAAAAAATATAATAACACTCAAAATAAACAAGCATATCTAGATCAATTAAAATTATATGATATGTCATTATTTACAATGTTAGAGAATATGCTACCAGCTAGAGCAAATGCAGAATTAGGTGTTGTTATTAAACCACATTTTATAGAACGCTCAAAGTTACCAAGCAGAGGAAAAATTACAGTAACAGGTGATGGTAAAACACAAAATATTGCAACTACAGCAGCTTCATTTATAAAACTTAAAAATCCTACAACGACTGTCAATAATAGGACTCGAGTTACACAGACAGGGTTTAATATACAACCACAAACAATAACTGGTAGAGTTGGTAAGGTATTGAAACCGCCAACTAAAACAGGTACCTCAACTGCCAAAAAAGGTACTACTACTACTGCAGATAGCAGCCAAATAGAGACGAAGTATAACTCAATTCTAAAAAGCTTCACTGCAACTACACAACAAAATACACCAGGAGGTACATCCAATTTTATTGGTAGAAATTCACCGAAAGAAAATAGTACAACAATAAACGGTGTAATTGGTACACACGACGCTCCAATTATAGTTCTATCATCACAACCAGCTAAGAATGTAGGTAAAGGCGAAGCTAGAATAATACAGAATAACGAGAGCAGTGTAGTATCACATACAGGAGTAGCTTCGTTTGTTGGAACAGGTAGTGTTTTATATGATTTCGATCTACAAGAGATATGTGGTACCATGAATGTTAGAAGTTTAACAAATATAGATGGTGTTACAAAAACACCATATACACGTACAAGTTTAATAAAGAAAATGGTACCTGTATTAGGTGTTATGACTCACCAGGGAGGGTATATAACTGCTTCAACCCCTACTTATAGATCAGAACCAACTGCATCACATATATGTGCATATAGACGTTCAGAAATTTATAAAGGTGCAACATATTACTATTCAAGTACCGTAAGCGCATCACGCGGTAAACTATACGAAACAGGAGGTTCAGTTAATATATGGGCATACAGCCAATCACTTAAATGGGCCGAAGTTCAAGATTATAATCTGAAAGGTTCAGAAGGAGTATCTAGATTAAGATACAAAGGCGCACAATTAGAAGCAGCTGATTTTAATATAAACAGTAAAGCAACACCAGATAACGGGCCAGTAGTATCATTTACAATAGGTGATCCAAACAAATTAATAAGCTCTGATGCAGGCTTTGGTGGAAACTTAAGTATTGAGTAAAATAAAGGTACTTTTATAGTTACATCATATTTATTAAAGACATAAGTAATAGAGAGGAATAAAAACATGGGATATTTAGATAATACTTCAATAACAGTAGACGCTATCTTAACAAAAAAAGGACGCGAAATTCTAGCAAAAGGAGCAGATGAGTTTAAGATAACTCAGTTTGCTCTAGCAGACGATGAAATAGATTATAGTCTATGGAATCCTGCTCACTCATTAGGTACAAATTATTATGGAATTGCAATTGACAATATGCCATTAATAGAAGCTATACCAGATGAAACACAAACAATGAAGTATAAATTAGTTACATTACGTAAGAATACTACACGAATACCTATTATTACTGTACCTAACTCAACAGTAACATTAATAGCAGGAGGAGATGCAGTAGAAGTAAGACCTAATACATCCAACTTTGAAGGAGGTAATTCTACACTAGGGTATACAGCAATACTATCAAATAGTGATGTAGCGTTCTTAGACGTATCTATACCAGTAAAAAGTGTTTTAATGCAACAAGCAACAGTCCCAACATTTGTTGGAGATGATGAGTCAGCTCAATCAATAACTGCAGTAGGATTTAGCTTCAGTATTATAGCTAAAAATCAACCAATTGAAGCTAAAACAGCAACATTAACTATTATAGGTAATGAGACGGGAGGTAGAGCTACTGTCACTGTTACTGTTAATAAACAAGAAGTCGCTACATCAGGTGGTGCTCTGTAATCAATAGGGAATAAAAAATGGCATTACAAAATAGAAAATCAAAAGCTCAAATAGAAAAAGAAATTAGTGAAGTAAAAGCAATACAAGATCAGCTTCAAGAAGAAAAGAGGCAATCGGAAGGGCTTCCTTCAACTAAAGACTCCGCACAAGGTGCAATCTTAAGAGAAGCTCAAAAGATAGCTAATCAAATCGTAAGAGAGCGCGATGCACTATCTCAAAAAACAACTACTGGAAAAATATATTCAAGATTAGATCCCGGTAATGATGTTATATCAAATAGAAAAGAAGTAGTAACTGCAGGATTATGGTCTAATAACTCAGGAGAGTTAAAAACTATGCATACCGCATCTAGTCAAACTAGCTCTAATGCAGGTAAATATTATTGGGATGTATATCATAGTGGATCTAATAAAGTTGGTTCTGCTACTCAATTTGCAATAGCATACGGTCACAGACATGGTAGTGGTAGTAAATTAAATAATTCAGATTACCCTACAAAAGCAGTATATACCCAGTATAGAAATATATTATTAAATCCAGGTGATACACAATTTACTTTTGATAATAATGCAAATGAAGATCATATATATGCAATTAATATTCAGCGCTCGCGACTTAAAGAAAAGTTAGATCCAGGTAATTGGGAGTTAGTATTAAGTGGGAGTGTAAAAGCAACTGACGGATCTACTAACGTGGGAGCTATCGGTAATAATATAACTAAACTTATTGATAATAGTGGAGGATCAAATGCAACCATACAGGACGGTAAACGAGTTTATAATGTTGTAAGTGGTACTATCGCAGACGGTGAATATACAGCTGATGATGATGGTCTCAAAGGTGGTTACGGACTTGTATATCCAGATTTAGGAATTATAATACTTAATCCAGGAAGATTAAAAACACGGGGTGTGGTACCTGCAGGTAATGTAACTACTGAGATGTCCAAATCTAACTTTAACAACCATTATAACAGAACATTATTTAGAGCAATATCCGGATCATCAGCACCATCACCTACTTTTGGAGGAACATATGGATTTCAAGCTCGTAATGAAGAAGAGGTAACATCAACCTTCTATTATATTAGAGTAAAAAACGCAGATTATAATTTTAGTAATAATCCAACTTTTGTTACCGGCTCACTAGGTGCACTAAAACATGCATCAATGATAAAAGATCCAAAATCATACATTACCACAGTAGGAATGTATAATAATAAACAGGAACTCCTTGCAACTGCAAAGTTAAGTAAACCGTTACTTAAATCTTTCGATAGAGAGGCATTAATTAAGGTTAAGCTAGATTTCTAAATTGATTCTATTGAAATAGTACCATATTATATAGACCCTTTATATTTATTATAGTATAGAGGGTTTTATATATAATAGAAAAGTGAAAGATGTCAGTATTTAAGAAAATAGATCCATCAGATATATCAATTACACCGTTTAATGTGTATAAGGATTATACTATAAATTCAACGAACTATAGTAGTAGTTATGGTGTGCAAATACTTCAAGGATTACACTATACACATTCTTTCGGTGATCCTTTAAAAGGAATTCCTATTACTGAAGAAGAGCAGAATCCTAATGGAACTTATAAAGGTATTATACATGATAGTATAAATCACCTATATTATCAACGAATTGATAAACCATCTGAAAACTTTGGTGGTAATAACCCAGATAAAGAAACAAGAATTCTTGGTGAAAAAGCACATGTTATTTCCATACCCTCAACCATATTTGATTTACGTATAAAATCAGGTTCAATAAAATTTACTGATCAATACATTCAAAGACTTCCGTTAGATCGAGAAAAAAACCTCATAAACTTACCTTATAATCAATCAAGCTCTTTGTATAATCATCGATATGAGAATCATTATTCACCGTTTCAATCACCTGTGGTATGGAATACAGCACCAAATTTAGAGGCTCATTGGTCTTTTGATGATCCAAACCTACAGGTAAATTCCTACATACAGTCAGATGCTATGAACACAGGCCTTCAACGTGCAGCATCTCAGTACTCTTCTCAATATAAAATGGTTTTTAATACTTCTGGTAAAGCAGATGACCCTAATGCAGCAGCATCAGGTACAGGAAGTATACATATGATGGTAGCAGCTGTTGATAATCATAATGGGAAAAACTTCTCGTTTGGCCCCATGACTGGAAGAAGAAAGATGTACAACAAAGGTAACGGGTTCTTATGGAGAAAAGGACAAGATTTCCAGGGCCGTACTAACGCTAACTGGTGGACGAACTTAGGTCAGGGTACAGGAACAAATATACAACACGGAATGCCATCCTACACACTTACTATGTGGGTAAAACCAATGGACTGGAATTCAACGACTCGCAACACAACAGGAGCTCCTGGTGAGAGTACATTACTGACACGGGATAAAAATGCATATTTTGAATTAAATATATTAACTGGTTCTGTGTCAGAGAGCATTCATAACCCTAAAGGTTTAGTTCCATTACAAATGTTCTGGGGTGCAACTGGTAGTAACTGTACAACATCCTCTTCGTATGCTGCAGCGAGCAGCGGGTTCGGTTTAGCGACAGGTTCTTGGAACCTTGTTTCAGTAATGCAAGAATTCTGGCCAGACTGCTACTACGGTTCATCAGGCTCTAGACACGAAGAATTACCACCATGGGGACACTCCCCAGCTAAAACTACATTACGAATTTGCCGACCTGATCCATTAAGCGCTACAGGTTATACATATATTAAAAAAGTAGGATATGCAACTGCATCTATAACACCAACGTATCCATGGCATCTAGATACTTTTGCAGTAACTGCATCAAATCAATATGATAGAGCCCTCTTTATATGCGCATCAGGATCATCTAAAGTAGGAGCACAAAACAACCATCCAACCTCCATGACTCAATACAACGCATTTACAGGCTCAATAGATGAAGTACGCTTTTATGAAGATGTATTAACAGATACACATATTGCACGGTTGTATGAAACACCAGATTTACAGCTAGACAAACTATCACCATTAACTGCCTCTTTTGATATAACCGATGATGGGTATGGTAATTTAGTTGATAATTTAGTACCAGTTACTCATTTTGCACCTAAAAGCGCATTAGTTGGGTATTATGGATTCAATGAATTATTTCCTATAAAGAATCAGACAAGCGCATCTGTAGATAGAAAGCAACATAAAGGTATGGGTAAGACAAGCATACAGGATTTTTCAACTTATAAAAATAACGGTGTATCAGATAAAGTTTGTTTCAAGGAGGGTATAGCATCTTTTATGCAAAGCGGGTCTAATAGGAATGCTGCAGCAATCAACTTTTATCAATCAACACTTAAATCAGGAATGCGAGCTCAGTTTAATAATAGTGGTAGTATTAGAATACCACATATCGACAAGTTAAATCTAGGTGGTGACGACGGATTTGCAATAAGCTTTTGGATAAAAATTCCAGAAAATCAAATACCATCAGAGAATACGTTAACTGGACAAATAGTATGGAATGAAACAGGAGGAGGTCAACCTTGGGGACCATCACATGAAGACTACTTTTCAGATTTCGGACCCGGTCCAACATATTACTGGACATCTGGATCAAAAGCAGGTCGTGATTATGCAACACTTATAACTAAATCTGGGTTAGGTACAGAGAAGTTGATAAATGCAGCAACAACCTTACCGTTCGAACAACTTGTTCAAGGTGAAGCAATGAAAAACAATTACCCATATCATATTGAATTAAAAAATACTTCACTAGAGTTTGATGGATATAAAACTGAACCTAACAATCCCACTTACCCTGGATTAGGTACCCCATTAGGATCTCAATTGAACTCATTAGTATTCCGAAAAAAATCAGGAGGTCGCATACTCGTTGTAGAATCACAAACAGCTTTAACACCACTTGTAGATCATCATATAGTTATCCAAGAGAGAGATCAAGATATCCAGATATGGATAGATGGTGTTTTAGATAGAAATGTACATAATACAGTTGAAGAATGTACTGATAATATATCTGATGTATTTATAGGTGACAACGGAACAGCATGGGTAACAGGATCAAAACATCATCCAGCAGTAACATCAAACTTTATACTACCTGAAAATCCTTTTAGCGGGTCTTTAGATGAGATACGTTTTTATGATACTAGTTTATCAAAAAATGAAATATGGTCCCTATATGATAACAGCTATACTGATGGAACAGCGTATCAAGAGAACATTGTAGGTAATGCATTCTATGAACACGGATTACTAACTATGACAAATAACAATTTTCCTAGATACTGGTCTGGTTCACTGCATGCAGGTACTGCAAATATAGGTAATGATTCAACTGCACTTTTTAGCGACAATTTTCAGCTGAAAGTTAAAAATACACGTGAATTATATGAACAGCAGATACGGTGCCATACTAGAGCTAGTGACTTTAATCTAACAACTAATCCAACTGCACGTAAAACAGTAATAGGCACTTGTAGTGAAGTGCTGTCTACACAAGAGCTAGCTGATTTTGCTACTGATCCAATTTTTAATCCATATGTTACTACCATCGGGTTGTATGATGAGTACGGTAGATTACTTGGAATAGGTAAATTAGCTAGACCGATTCAGAAGTTAAAAAACGTGGATATGACGTTTATTATTAAGTTTGACATATAATCCTACTATTTATTATTAATAAGTTATGGCAAGAAAAATTTGAAAAGCAAGGGCAAATGCTATTAAGCATGGATATCGAAGCGGATTCGAACACACAGTCTCTAAAGAACTTACTGAAGCAAAAATTAAATTCGAGTACGAAACAACTGTAATTTCATACATAAAGCCAGAAACCAATCATACATATACTATAGATTTTACTTTACCTAATGGTATATTAGTAGAAACAAAAGGTCGATGGGTTCTTGAAGA